CTTAAATTGTACATCTAATTTAGAGTAATCAACCATTAAATAACCAAATTGATTAGGCGTAGATGCATGTGGTACTTGATGAGCCATAACACCTTGATATGTTTTATCATCGCCTTTATATTTAAAGTTATAAATTTTTATTCCTTTAGGAGATTTGCCAACTAATTTAATATCTTTCTTTAATCTAATATCTGACAATTGATATGCTGACATTGCTGCACCTGCTACTTGACCAAAGGCACTTGGTCCAGCAACTGGTGTTGTAGTATAACCAGTTCTTTCTTCTCCATAACTTCTTATAGGAGCACCTGATAAAGCACCAATCATTTGTTTAACTTGATTACCACCAAATTCTCTTTCTTCTATAAAGTCACGATATCCTTCTGCAAGTCCTGCTTGAGCTATACCACGAGCTTGTGTACCAAAACCAGCTAATCCTGCTGATGCTTGTTGCAATGCACCTATTTGATTTTGTGCTGCACCTAATTTAGCACCAAGTCCTGACATCTGTGCTGATCTATCTGCCATAAATCTATTAGCACCAGATTCAAAACCAGCTTGTCTTAATCTAGCTGTAGTATCTCCAACTTGATCGATGTATCTTTCAGCCCCTAAAACATTTTCTATTGCTGCCCTTGATCCACCAAAAGCTCCTGCACCTATTGCTACAGCATTCATTGATTTTCGACTTTGTCCATAAGCTTCTCCTAAATCACTTAAAGCTCCTGAAATAACTTGATCTTCATATGGATTAGCATAAGCTTTAGCTGTTGCAGTGTCATAAGTTCTAGCACTTGCATTTGCAATTTCTTGACCTATTGCAGCTAACTGTCCTGATTGAGGTACTATTTGATTTTGATAAATATTTCCTGCTTGTATTTCATAAGGATCAAGTTGTGCGATACGTTGACCAGTGTAAGCTTGATAAGGTTTACTAAACTCTTGTTCACCTCGTCTTAAAGTTCTTTCTTGAATTTCTTTAAAATATTCAGGAATATCATAGCTAGTTTGAGACTGCGATGGTGCCTGAACTGTTGTTACACTTGGTTTGAAAATACTACCCATTGACTATATAAGTTCCTCCGATAACTTTAAATCCTAATTTATTAAAAGCTTTGTCTTTTCTTTCAACGTCTTTACCTTGAAAGATTTCGCATATCGCAGTTACTTTATTTGCTAGTGCGTATTCTTTGAAAACTATCATTATAGAACGAAAAATCCTAAAGTTTCTATGTTTAGGATGCACGTGTAACCATAAAGTTCTCATGAACTTTTTGTCACTATACCATGTCTCATCAACTGTTGCAGCTAATGTTCCCACAATAATATTTTCATATTCTACTACTATAACAAAACTATTCTTAATGTAAAATACTATATTTTCAAGAGCTTTAGTATTATTAGTGTTTCCAAAGTTAAATGGAGCCTCTGTAAGCCATGTTTTAAGTAATTCTCTTATTCTAACAGCATCTGATATACGAGCTGGTCTTATTATATATTTATCTTTTTCCATCTTGTTTTATGTTTACTCTTAATGTTCCAAATCTCCAATTATCATCTAGAGCACTATTTTCTATTTTTATATTAGTTTGTCTTCCTCGAATACGAGTATTTAAAAAGCTTGTAGTATTACTTACACTTAAAGTTTCTCCTACAGTAGCTGTATCATTAGGATAGTCTTTTACTCTTAAAGTAATAGTTGCATTACCAGTTTGATTTTGAAAATCTGGTATTATTTTATTAATAAAACTAAAAGTTTCACCATCAGCAATATCTCCATCACCAGATTGTATAAAAGCAGGCAAAGCAGCACCATCAGCATTAACACCTGATTCTTGAGCATAGATTATACTTCTCCCTTGTGTTACTCCATTAATAGTAGTTATTGTAGTTACATTCGAATTAGGAAAATATTCAGAAGCTAACGGATTTAATTCAACTCCATTATCTTGATAAGAACTTCTATTCATAGTTCCAAAGTACCAAGAGTTTTCTAGATAATTATAAATAACATAACGATCACATTGATCCGAGGTGCTAGAACAATAATACCATATTACTTCAGAGAAGTTAGAATTTTGTCCAGCATAGACTTGAGAGTATTGAGATTTATTAATATCATCAAATACATGATTTAATATAGGACAAGGTATTTCTTGAACTGATCCTGCATATCTAAAAAATTGACCATCAGACATCCAATAAGCTACATCATCTACTACGATTGCAGAGTTAAGACCAACAGCTCCACAATCATTACCTAATTGTCTAAAACCAAATATTAAAGGTGGACCAATAAAAGACATCGATTGCATTGTTGTATCTGTCCATACTAGCATAGTACCTTTTGCAGGTTTTGCACAACGTATTTCACTTCCACCTCCAATTCTTTGTGATCCAGCAGAGTTGACTACATTAGGTGACCATTGATTATAATTTTCTTGATCAGACCAACGTATAAACATTTTATCTTGACTTGCTGTATTTCCAATTTCGGTTTCTGTACCTAAACAAACTACGTGTCTAGTTTCTGTAGATACCATTGAAAGAGTAGAATTAGAAGGAGCATTAGCAACTGCTGTACATCTATTATTAGTCATTCCACCAGATAAAATCCATTCATAAGTTGCTCCATCTTTTTGTGTAATAATTAAATCTTGTCCCCAATTATTTATAGACCATAACCGAGCATCCAGAATTACATTAGATGATGATCGAGCAGTTCCCCAAGTACCAGTATTCCAAGTACCTGATCCCCAACCAAAACCAAAAGTTTGAACTGAAGGACCTATACTTATTTGATAAGTAGCAGTACAATTAGCAGTTGGTGCAACATTTGCATTTGCTGTAGCACTACTTTGAATAGTATAAGCATCAGTATTTGATATAGTTAATATTTCGTATTCTGCATCAAGAGTTGCAGCTGGAATTCCACCTACTGTTGCAGTAACATTACTTAAAGTTACAAAATCTCCTTGAGAAGCTCCATGACCAGTATCCATAATAGTAATTATATTACTACCACTTGTAGTACTAATTGCATTAGTTAATGCATCAGTTGATCTTATAGGAGTAATATCTTGATTTGTTCCTGCAGCATAGACATAAACTTTTCTATCTGTTCCTAAAGCTTCATAACGACCACCATCTAAAGCAAACCATTGTTCTAAAGCTCGTCCTACTCCTACATAATAACCAGTACTAAATTTAGTCCAACCACCTATTTTTTGAGGTAGACCTTTTCTAAATCTTATTTTATCGCAATCTATCCATTTACTTTCAGCACCTGTAGGTGTGTTTTCAGTATCTATTCCAGGTTGAAAATTTAATTGAGTTAATGGCATAAATTTATACTATTTTTTTGTTATTATATATTAAATAAAAGAAAGAAGTAAGCCTATTTTATAGCTTTTTCCAAGTATCTGGATTTGGTATATTATGTTCTGATTTAATACCTTTTTTCATAGTAAGTAAAATATCTCCTGAAATTGATATTCTAGGTTTTTCTTTATTATTTTTACCAGTTTCATGAAACATCATAGATGGAAATATAATTATATTACCTGTTTCTGCTGGATATTCTGCTTTACCATAATTATTTTGATTCCACTCTGTAAAATATGGTTCTCTTTTTGGAATATTTAATCCTACTTTATGAGCATCATCATCTAATAAAAATAAATTTCCTTGTTCGTGAGCTTGTGGATAATAAACAAAACTAAAATGACTACTCATATGTCTATGATAAGCAATGTGTTGTTCTTTAATAGATAATGTAGCCCAAGATTTTGTTATATAAATATCAAATAAATCTAAATTATATTTTTGAGCTAATAAACAACCTTCAATTACTTTTGTTATTTCATCATAAAGTTCATTAAATCTTTTATCAATATGTAAATTGTCATCTATTGATTGTAAATCTTTTGCTTTTATATCTGTAGTTTTAGAATATTGAGAATTAGTAGGAGTAATATTATTTATTATAATAGGTAATATTTTTTTATTTATCTTTTCAAAATTTTCTAATTTAGTAATATAAATAGGATAACCAAACCATTTAGATATATTAGCCATCTAATTTTCCCATAGAATCAAACCATACATAGCTATTTAATTTAGATATAAATTTTTCCATATCATTATCTTTTACTATATAAACGTCAGTTTCTACGCAAAAATTTTTAATCGCTTCGTATCGATGATGACCATCTAATAAAATATTATTAGTATCAATAGCTAAAGGGCATAATAAACCATTTAGTTTTATTTCTATTTCAAGTTGATCAATTAATTCTTGATTATTATTTTCTTGATTAGGTTTAATATCTTTTATTTTAACTCTTTTAATTAAACTATCAAATATAATTTTTTTAGGTTTTAAATACAATTATTGAACTCTTAAAAATCTATATTGTATTTCTCCACTACCACCATCAGCTCCAACAGTAGAACCAGAATTTACTTGAGCAGCTCCACCTCCACCACCAGATCCTCTTGTTCCTGCTCCACCATTTGTTCCTGCACCTGATGATGATCCACCTGATCCTCCAGAAATATTTCCATCATAAGAAGCTGCACCAGTAGATCCACCTATTCTACAGTTATCTCCACCACAGTTACCATTGTTTGCACCAGAAACACCATTACCAGATTGATTAAAAGTTCCAACAGGACCACCAGTTAAACTCGTTATATTTTTTGTAGTGCCATCTGAATCTCTAAAAGTTCCTGAACTTAATGCAACAACTACAGTTGCTGATCCACCAGAACCAGCTGAATTACTTCTTAAAGGACCTTGAACTCCTCCATTAATACCTTGTGATCCACCACCTCCTGTTAATGAAAATATTGCTCCTGTAGTAGAACCCGAAATACTAGATGTTCCTCCACCACTAGCAGTAACATTAAATCCTTTACCAGCTCCACTACCAACAGAACCAATAGCATAAGTTATTGTTTCACCTTCAACTACTGTAAATACTTTGTCAGATATATAAGCTCCTGATCCACCGCCACCACCAGATGATTCACCACCTGCTTTATCATAATCTGCTCCTCCGACTGCTCCTCCGCCACCTCCAACTGCAGCTTGAATATGCATTGCGTTAGCTCCTTGTGGAACAGTTAGTGTTCCTGAACCTGAACTTAATGTTTGAACAGTGCCAGCTTGAAATGCAGCAAATACTAATTCCCAAGTACCTGAAACTTTAGCATATATTTCATCTGCTTCTTGCCATGTACCTGAAACTTTTCCATAAGCATTATCTATTTCTTCAAATGTTCCTGAAACTTTTGCGTAAGTATTAGCCATTATGTTCTAACATATCCTAGTGCTTCGTCACTATTAATTTTTTCAGGATCTGATAAAATATCAATTCTTGTAATAGATATTACATTCCCTTTTTTGTTTTTAAATTCTTGATCTACAGTTTTTATATTAGTAGAAGATGTATAAGTTTCTTCTAAATTAGAGTTCTCGGAAGTAGAGAAATAAAATTTATAAACAGCCATTTAAACTCCTATGAATATTTAAACCAAATATCTCCATCATTTCCACCTGATGGATTAGATGTACTTATTGTAAATTTTCTTTGAAGTTTAGCTGCTGTAATTGCATCATCTGGTATTTTTGCTGTTGTAATTGCATCATCTGGTATTTTTGCTGTTGTTACATTATCATCTAAAATTAAAGCAGTTGTAATTGCATTATTTGCAATTTTTGCTGTTGTAACATTACTATCTAATATTTTTGCTGTTGTGATTGCATCATCTGCAATTTGAGCAGTTCCTAAAGTTCCTTGTAAAGTATTTAAATTAACAGCAGTAACATTAGTACCATCTGAATATGCAGCACTTAATTTACCTTCATCTAAAGTAAAGCCTGTTCCACTTGCAGTTTTAAAAGTTAAAGTATTTCCACCATGTGTAGTTGCGTCTTGTAATATATAAAATTTTTCAATACTGTTTGGTACTGTAACTATTCTGTTTGCAGCAAGAGTTCCAGTAAATTTTAAAATCATATTTCTTGCATTAGAAACAGAAGCATCTGTCATTACTAATGCAACATCTGATGAAGCAACATCTATTGCTTCATAACCAGCAATCGCTTGTTGTATAAGATTTAAATTATTATTAGTTTTATCACCCCAAGTACTAGCATTTTCTCCAGTAGCTTGAAGCTCTAATTTAAGGTCTGATGAATAAGATGAAGCCATATTTTTTTATACTCCTATTTTGTCTTTTTGTAAATTATTAAATATTTGTCCATGTGTAAGTTCCTGCGGCAGTAATAGGATCCCAAAATCTTAAAGTAGCTGGTGTAACAGTTATTTGTTGTCCTGCAATATCAACAGTATTTCCAGTACTTGTTATTACAGTAGCTAGTGTTATTGTCAATTCTTGACCAGTTATATCTAATATATTAGAAGTACTTGCTATAACTGTACCTGTATTTGTATTAGCAACTTGTCCTACAATATCAATTAAATTTTCAGTTTGAGGAATTATAGTACCTAATCCAGTAATTAATCCTTGACCTGTTATTCCTACAAAATCATTTGTAGATAATAATGGATTTCCTAAAGAAGTGTTTATATCAAATTCTGGAACTACAATAGTCATATTTCCATCACCAGATATTGCGTAAGTTACTATTGATGTATTTACTTGTTGACCAGTTATAGGTAAAAATGATTCAGATTCAACAATAATTGAATTTACACTAGCATTAATTTGTTGACCAGTAATAAGATAAGAAGATTTAACAGAAGTATTACCTAAAGAAATAACAGCCTGTTGGCCAGATACATTAATAATAATATCGCCACTACCTAAAGAGGCTATTGGTGCTTGTGATATAGCATTAAGACCTAACAATTTAAACTCCTATAATTTTTAAAGGAAGCAAGGAAATGTGGTGGTGCCTTGCTTCCATCAAAGATTATATCATCGTTTAAACCAAGAAGGAAGTCCTAAATGAGGTCTTTTATCAAACATATTATCTTTAGCACCAACAGTTTTACGATTATTATAGTGTAAAAATACTTGTACACATTCTTTGCCTTTAAATTTATTTCTCCAATGTTCTAATTGACAACCAGAATAAACTAACATATCGCCTTGTTTTAAATCTACTTTAATACCTTTTTTACCAATCTCTCCTGATGGTTCTAGATATATTGGCCAATCATCTCCACCTAAATTCATAGTAGTAGATATCTCACAACTAAATCTATCTTTGTGTCTTTTAAGAACATCACCTTTTTTATATATTCTTGCATAAGTATAAGATGGATATAATTTAAGACCTGTTACTTCTTCCATTTTAGGTTGGCATTTAAGTAACAAAGTTTCCATAGCTATATTTGCGTACTGACTATAAGTTTCTGGTATCTGTTCATCTTTACCTTCGTAGTGACCTATAATATTTT